TTTCCCTGTTGTCTTGTATCTTCGATTTCCTTGAAATATTCTGTCATGATTGACTCTCCTCTCCTTTTAGTCAATTATAACATATTTTTGTGTTTTTTTCATGCGGTTGCCCTGCGAAATAACTTGCAATTCTTGATTTTTTATGGCATAATAGAGTAAAATGGAAGAGCAATCTCAATTAAAAAATCGCCCTAAGGGGCGTTCAAAAATAACGTTTCAGACCTGATTTTTCAGGTCTTTTTTATTCCAAAAATCTCATGAAAGGAATGATGCCGTGTGGCTGTGAGAGGAAGAAAACCCAAGCCTACTGCTATGAAAGAACTGGAAGGCAATCCGGGCAAGCGACAACTAAATGCATCCGAGCCGAAGCCAGTGAAAAAAGCTCCGCCATGCCCGAAATGGCTTGAACCCGAAGCAAAAAAGGAATGGCGCAGGCTGTCAAAGCAGCTTGAACAGATCGGCGTTCTGACCGAGGTCGATCAGGCGGCATTTGCGTCCTATTGTCAGGCATATGCCCGTTGGAAGGAAGCCGAGGAATTCATGACGCAGCACGGCACTATCGTCAAAACGAAATCCGGCTACTGGCAGACTGTGCCGCAGGTATCTATCGCACAGACATATCTGAAGATCATGAATAAGATCGCAGAGCAGTTCGGACTTACTCCTGCGGCAAGAAGCCGTATCACTGCCGGTGCGGAAATAAAAGACGCTGCCGATGATATGGAAAAACTGCTCGGAGGTGGGTAATGGCGAGAACCGCAAAAGCAAGAGAAAGACCGAAAAATTATCCGAAACTGACAGACTACAATCCCTCACGCTTCATGCTGCCGGATTCGCATTACGACGCGGCAAAGGCGGACAGAGCCGTTCGTTTCATCGAAAATCTGTGCCATACCAAAGGTCGCTGGGCAGGTAAACCGTTCTGGCTGCTGCCGTGGCAGGAACAGATCATACGGGATATTTTCGGCATCGTCAAAGAGGACGATACACGGCAGTTTCGGACGGCGTATGTCGAGATACCAAAGAAAAATGGAAAGTCTGAGCTTGCCGCAGCGATAGCGCTGTATCTCCTCTATGCCGACAACGAGCCGTCCGCAGAGGTCTACGGTGCGGCGGCAGACCGTCAGCAGGCTTCTATCGTTTTTGAAGTTGCAAAGCGAATGGTAGAATTAACGCCTGCGCTCCTGAAACGATCCAAAATTATGGCGGCAACAAAGCGGCTTGTGAACTACAGCAATGTGGGATTCTATCAGGTTCTATCGGCGGAGGTCGGCACAAAGCATGGTCTGAATGTATCGGGACTTGTTCTCGATGAGCTTCATGTGCAGCCTAATCGAAATTTGGTGGATGTTCTCACAAAAGGCTCCGGCGATGCACGAACACAGCCGCTGTACTTTCTTATCACAACTGCCGGAACGGACAGAAATTCTATCTGCTACGAGTATCATACGAAAGCGCAGGATATTCTGAAAGGACGGCGCATTGATCCGTCATTTTATCCGGTCATTTATGGACTTGATGACGGCGATGACTGGAACGCCGAGGAATCGTGGTACAAGGCAAATCCCTCGCTGGGACATACAATTATCATCGACCGAGTGCGTGATGCTCACCGTGAAGCGCTGCAGAATCCTGCGGAAGAAAACGTATTCCGTCAGCTTCGTTTAGATCAATGGGTCGGCAGTTCGGTTGCATGGATTCCGGAGCATATCTATGACAAGGGCGATATACCGATTGACATGGAATCGCTCCGTGGTCGAGAATGCTATGCCGGACTTGATTTGTCCAGTACAAGCGATATTACAGCATTTGTACTGGTTTTTCCTCCGCTGCATGAAGGCGATAAATACATCGTTGTTCCGCATTTCTGGCTGCCTCGTGAGACTTTAGAACTGCGAGTACGCCGTGACCATGTTCCATATGATGTATGGGAACGCATGGGGCTTTTCCACGTCACTGAGGGTAATGTGGTCGATTACAATTTCGTGCGGAAAACGATCAACCAACTGCATGAAATATATAACATTAAGGAAATCGCCGCTGACCGCTGGAATGCCACACAGCTAATTACCGATCTGCAAGGTGATGGATTTACCGTTGTGCCGATAGGTATGGGCTTTAAAGACCAAAGTCCGCCGATGAAAGAGCTGTACAAGCTCCTGCTTGAAGGGAAATTCATTCACGGCGGCAATCCTGTACTTCGCTGGATGGCAGGAAATGTTGTTGCGGAAATTGATGCAGCGGAAAATATTAAGCCGAGCAAGAAAAAATCCACTGAAAAAATAGACGGCATTGTGGCATGGATCATGGCGCTTGACCGCTGTATCCGTCATGAGATGCAGGGCAGCGTCTATGACGATCCCGACCATGATTTGGTCATTATTTAAGGAGGGCGATAATATGGGCTTTATGAGTTGGCTTGGATTCGGAAAGCCGAGAGATGCACCGAAAATCCCCGATATTTCGGACAATGTCCGTGATTCGGGTAATCTGTTTGTTTTCGGCATGACGCACAGCGGTGAGCGTGTAGACGAGCGAACTGCAATGCAGATCGTGACCGTTTATGCCTGCGTCAGGCTGCTCTCAAATACGATTGCAGGACTGCCCCTGCACCTCTACAAATACACCGGTAAGGGTGAGGATAAGGAGTTAGCATTCAATCATCCGCTTTACAAAATTCTTTATCGTCAGCCAAATCCTGAAATGAGTTCTTTCTCGTTCTGGGAGGCTCTGATGTGCCATTTGTTGCTGTGGGGAAATGCCTATGCGCAGATCGTCCGGGACGGCAAAAATGGCATTTTAGGGCTGTATCCGCTGCTGCCGGAGAATGTGGAGATCGACCGTGACAAAAGCGGAAACCTATTCTACACATACCATGCTTATACCGACGAAAAGCCCGGCGAGCATGACAAGGATATCATTTTTCAGCGTGATGAAATTCTTCACATTCCGGGTTTGGGATTCAACGGCTTGGTGGGATTTTCGCCCATTGCCATGATGAAAAATACACTCGGCTCTGCAATGGCAGTGGAGCGATACGGCAATGCTTTCTTCAAAAACGGCGCGCAGCCTGCCGGTGTTCTGGAACATCCGGGTATTCTCAAAAATCCTGAGAAAATCAGAGAGAATTGATCACGAGTTTACGGCGGTGCAAGAAATGCTCACCGGATTGCAGTTTTAGAGGAGGGTATGTCCTACAAACCGATCTCACTTCCACCCGAAGATTCGCAGTTTTTATCCACAAGAGAATTTGATGTTGAGGAAATCTGCCGTATGTTTCAGGTACCGCCTCATCTGGTGCAGGACTTGAAACGCTCAACGTTTAACAATATCGAACATCAGGGAATTGCGTTCGTGCAGTATTCCTTGATGCCGTGGATCATCCGCATTGAAAAGGGCATCATCAAGGACTTGCTTTTAGAAGAAGAACAGGATGTATATTTTCCAAAATTCAATGTGGACGGACTGATGCGCGGCGACTATCAATCCCGCATGAACGCTTATGCGATCGGTGTGGGAAACGGCTTCTTTTCGCCAAATGACGTGCGCCGGCTTGAAAATATGGACTTGATTCCCGACGAACAGGGCGGCAATGATTTCTACCTCAACGGCAGCTACAATAAATTGCAGGATGCGGGTGCGGCATATGCCGTAAATCAGCCGAAAAACACTGATAATACGTCAGAAAATGAATAAAAACGGAGGAGATAATATGCAGAAATTCTGGAACTGGATCCACGATGACAGCGGCGGAAGAGTTCTCCGCCTTGAAGGACCTATCGACTCGGAGTCGTTCTGGGGCAACGAGATCACGCCGCAAAATTTCCGTGACGAGCTGTACGCAGAGGAGGGAGACATCACTCTTTGGGTCAACTCGCCCGGCGGCAACGTTTTTGCAGCAGCCGAAATTTACACGATGATTCGGGATTATCCGCACAAGATCACTGTGAAAATTGCAAGCATTGCAGCGTCTGCGGCAAGCGTGATCGCCATGGCAGGAAACACTGTGCAGATGTCCCCGACATCTTTGCTGATGCTGCATGATCCCAGCACAATTGCAATAGGAAACACAAGGGACATGGGAAAAGCAATCAGCACTTTAAACGAAGTCAAGGAAAGCATTATCAATGCATACGCCGCAAAAACCGGGCTTTCCCGAAGTAAAATTTCAAAGCTGATGAGCGATGAGACATGGATCAATGCGAAAAAAGCCGTGGAATTGGGATTTGCAGATGAGATTCTCTTTGATGAAAAACCGAAGCCTGAACCGGACGAAGGAACTGAACCTGACGGTTCGGAAGAGCCGGATGAGGAAGGTGGTGACGATGAGGGCAATGAAGAGAAGGAAGAAAAGGAGAAAAAGCCGTTCAAGCTGGATTCCGGGAACGCCCTTTGGCAGTACAGTACCCGTATCATGGGACAGACCATTCTGGGAAAAATCGGTGCGTACTGTAAAAATCCGAACGAAAACGACAGCACCGATAACACACAGAAATCTGCCGAGAAAGGGCTGAGTGTCACCATGCCGGATATGCCTGTGATCGGTATGGACGGCAAAACCGCAGACGGCTCTATGCCGTATGAAATTTTGAAGCAGCAGCTTGCTTTCATGAAATAAGCAGGCTGCTATTTTATGCACACCGGAAAATTCCGGAGAAATGGAGAAAAGATATGAGCAAAATCATGGAACTTCGAAGCAAACGAAATACCCTGTGGGAGCAGACAAAGGACTTTCTTGAAAAGCACCGCGGCGAGAACGGTCTTGTGGAGGCTTCCGCTGTCGAGCAGTATAACAAAATGGCAAGTGAGGTGCAGGCTCTCGGTGCTGAGATCGAGCGTCTGGAACAGCAGGCTGCCGTGGACGCAGCGCTTTCTGCACCGACCAGCAAGCCTGTGACCAACGCTCCGCAGAATTCCCCGAAGGCAGAGGGAACAGCAAGCGACGAGTACAAAAATGCCTTCTGGGATATGATCCGCAACAAGAGCAATCAGTTCGCCGTCCGCAATGCCCTTTCTGTCGGTGAGGACACCGAGGGCGGATTTACCGTGCCGGAGGAGTTTGAACGCCGTTTGATTCAGGCTCTTGAGGAAAACAACATCTTCCGTCAGATGGCGACCGTCATTAAGACCAATTCCGGCACTCGCAAGATCCCTATCGCCAATGATACGATGGAAGCCCAGTGGATCGACGAGGGTGAGGAGATCCCCGAAACTGACACAAAGTTCGGACAGACAACCCTTTCCGCTTACAAACTGGGTACGATGATCAAGATCAGCAACGAACTGCTGCACGATTCCGCATTTGACCTTGCAAGCTATATCGCCACACGTTTCGGCGTGGCTATGGGCAATGCGGAGGAGCGTGCATTTTTCACAGGTGACGGCGACAAAAAGCCTCTTGGCATTCTTGCGGAAACAGGCGGTGCAGAGCTTGGTGTGACTTCTGCATCTCAGACGGCGATCACTTTCGATGAAATTTTCGACCTTTACTACAGCCTGAAATCACCTTACCGCCGCAACGCGCAGTTTGTGTGCAACGAAACTCTGCTCTTACAGCTCATGAAGCTGAAGGACAAAAACGACAACTACCTCTGGAAGCCGTCACTCGATATCGCAAAGCCGGATACTCTGCTTGGCAGACCAATCCGCACATCTTCCTTCATGCCGACTATCGCCAAAGGTGAGCGTGTTCTTCTCTTTGGTGATCTGAAAAATTACTGGGTGGCTGACCGTCAGAACCGCACCTTCCGCCGTCTCAATGAGCTTTATGCACGCACAGATCAGGTCGGCTTTATGACAACTCAGCGTGTAGACGGCAGGCTGATTCTTCCTGAATCTGTTAAGGTTCTGAAAATGGCAGGAAGTAAGGCGACTACAGGCGGCGCGACCTGATAAGAACGGAGGGCGGCTATGAGTTTGCTTTCACTGCCGGAAACGAAAAATTATCTCCGTGTTGACAACTGTGAGGATGATAAGCTCATCCTCACGCTGATTGACACTGCGCATCGGCTTGTAATGGATGTGGGGCGCATGGATGAAAAGAGGCTTGCGGAGAATGAGGAAACCTCACGTCAGGCTATGCTTTACACAGTTTCATACCTCTATGAAAACCGGAATACTGCGGATTTCCACAAGCTGACGCTTACTCTGCGTTCCATTTTATTTGCACAGCGTGAAGGAGTGATTTAGTGGAAATCGGGAAATTAAATCAGCGTATCACGATTCTGGAACACAGCACAAAAATCGACAATATCGG